ACAGAGGTGATCGAGCAGCAAGCCCCGACGCAGCTCGCCCGCGTAGTGAAGAACGTGAACGAGGCAGCAGCATGACCCACGTCTACCCGTTGGACTGCGGAATTTTGCGAAAAACTGCGGAACCCGACGGAGCACGCCGTAAGTAATTGATTTTGCAGTGAATTTTAGGGAACGCGTTACGCAAACATCTGAAAGGAATCACCATGGCCCAAGCCACTGCTGCCGACTTCACGGCGGCAATCGAAGAAATGGACGCCGTTGTCGCGGCGTTGCCCGTAGTTGAGCAGGCGCAAGTCGCCGCGTGTTTGCGCGTGTTGGAGGGGTTGAAAAGCGGGGCGGGGAGCGCCTACGCCTACGCGCTATTCATCGAGCACGCGCGCACCTGCCGGGATGGGTTGCAATTCGCTGCCGCGAGGCATTAAGCGATGAGCACTCTTGACGCACTGCCGGCAACGGCGGATGAAATCGCCGCCATATTTGGGGTTACGGCACACCAAGCAAGCGCGCGGCTAAACGGGCTGAAGCGCAGAGGGCTTGCCCGGCGCATTCCAGATCGCAAGCTGCGTAATGCGAACCAAGGGCTAGGGCCGCATCACGGCAGTCTGTGGGTGCGTGTTGCGCTGGATGGGCGCGAGAACGAAAGCTGAACTGATGCAGAAGCCCATCTACAGTCCTGATGACGAGCAGCTCCTGATGACCCGGCTGTGGAGCCCGGCCATCAAGGACGACCCCGAGGCGTTCGTGCTGTTCGCCTTCCCGTGGGGGCAGGAGAACACGCCGCTGGCGAAGTACAAGGGCCCGCGCATGTGGCAACGCCTCGTGCTGCGCGACATCAAGGCGCACCTCCAAAAGAACCGGGGCCAGCTCGACATGGACACCCTGCGCGCGGCGGTGGCGTCCGGGCGCGGCATCGGCAAGTCGGCGCTCGTCAGTTGGCTCATCCTGTGGATGCTGACCACGCGAATCGGCTCAACCGTCATCGTGAGCGCCAACTCCGAGGCGCAGCTCCGCTCGGTGACGTGGGGCGAGCTGACCAAGTGGTCGACGATGATCATCAACAACCACTGGTGGGAGATCAGCGCCACCAAGCTCCAGCCGGCCAAATGGCTGACCGACATTGTCGAGCGCGACCTCAAGAAGGGCACGCGCTACTGGGCGGCCGAGGGGAAGCTGTGGTCAGAAGAGAACCCCGACAGCTACGCCGGCATGCACAACCACGACGGCATGATGCTGATCTTCGATGAGGCCAGCGGTATTCCCGACCCGATCTGGGCCGTGGGCGCGGGCTTCTTCACGGAAAACATCCTCGACAGGTACTGGTTCGTGTTCAGCAACCCACGGCGCAATACGGGGTACTTTTTTGAGTGCTTCAACGCCAAGCGCGACTTCTGGCAGACCCGGCAGGTGGACGCGCGCACGGTAGAGGACACCGACAAGCAGGTCTATCAGCAGATTATCGAGGAGTACGGCGAAGACTCGTCACAGGCCAGAGTTGAGGTGTACGGCGAGTTTCCGTCCAACGGCGACGACCAATTCATCGCACCGACGCACGTAGCTGACGCAGCCGAACGCCCGCGCTACAAAGACGAAACGGCGCCGATAGTGATCGGTGTCGACCCGGCACGGGGCGGCGCGGACTCGACCGTGATCGCTGTGCGGCAGGGGCGTGACTTGGTGGCTATCCATCGCTACCATGGCGAGGACACGATGGCGATTGTAGGCCGGGTGATTGACGCCATTGAAGAGTATAAGCCGACGCTGGTGGTGCTGGACGAAGGTGGCTTGGGCTACGGCATACTTGACCGTCTGCACGAGCAGCGGTACAAGGTGGTCAGAGGCGTGAATTTTGGCTGGAAAGCTAAAAATCCGGTCATGTATGGCAACAAACGGGCCGAATTATGGGGGTCCATGAAAGAATGGCTTAAAACTGCTTCCATTCCGAACGATAGAAGGTTAAAGTCCGACCTGACCGGGCCTACCATAAAACCGAACTCTTCGGGTACAATTTTCTTGGAGGGTAAAAAGGAAATGAAAGCCCGAGGGCTGGCGTCGCCGGATGCGGCGGACGCATTGGCCGTGACGTTCGCGTTCCCGGTAGCGCATAGGCAGTATGTGGAAAAACCGCGTAATATTGCGGGCTATGACCGGTCTGGTGTATTGACATCTTGGATGGGGGCTTGATGGCAAAGAAAAGCGTGTCTCTCAGTGTTGGCAGGGGCGAAAAGTTGCCCGTCAGCAAGGGCGCTGGGCTTACCGCTAAAGGGCGGGCTAAGTACAACGCAGCTACCGGCAGCAAGCTAAAAGCACCGGCGCCCTCCCCCAAGACTCAGGCTGACAAGGGCCGCAAGGCCAGCTTTTGCGCGCGCATGTCGGGCGTAGTAGCCAAAGCCAAAGGGCCAGCCGAGCGCGCCAAGGCATCACTTAAACGATGGAAGTGCTAACTATGCCACTTGTAAAATCTCCTTCTAAAACCGCGTTTCGCAAAAACATTGCGGCTGAAGTCAAGGCAGGCAAGCCGGTGAAACAAGCCGCTGCCATCGCGTACTCGGTGCAACGTAAAGCCGCCCGCACAAAGAAGAAGTAATGGCGACAATCAACAAAGACCCTACGGGCCTTCAGAAAGCGGGTGAGGTGTCCGCGCGCGGCGGGCCTGACCAGAAAGATCACCGCGATACGCTACAGCTTATGCGCGATCGGCTGCGTCAGGCCATCGGTGCGTACTCTGAGAGCCGCGAGGACGAGCTGGACGACCTGCGCTTTATGGCGGGTTCTCCCGACAACCAGTGGCAATGGCCACAGGATGTGCTGGCGACTCGCGGCTCGGTGCAAGGCCAGACCGTCAACGCGCGGCCCTGTCTGACCATCAACAAGCTGCCGCAACACGTTCGTCAGGTGACGAATGAGCAGCGCCAGAACCGCCCCAGCGGCAAGGTCATACCGGTCAACGATCAGGCCGACGTCGAAGTGGCCGAGGTGCTGGACGGCATCGTGCGCCACATCGAGTACATGTCGGACGCCGACGTGGCCTACGACACCGCGTGCGAGAACCAAGTCACCTACGGCGAGGGTTACATTCGCATCCTGACCGAGTATTGCTACGAGGACAGCTTCGATCAGGACATCAAGATTGCACGCATCCGCAACAGCTTTTCGGTCTACATGGACCCGTTGATCCAAGACCCATGCGGCGCAGACGCTGAGTGGTGCTTTATTACTGAAGACCTGATGAAAGAAGAATACGAGCGGCTGTACCCAAACGCCGCGCCGCTATCTTCCATCATGGCGCAAGGCATTGGTGATCAGGACATCAGCCAGTGGATCACGCAGGATACTATACGCATCGCTGAATACTTCTACATCGACCACAAAGAAGACACGCTGTATCTATACCCAGGTAATCAGTCTGTGTTCAAGGGTTCGCCCGAGGACAAGACGCTGCGTTCGATGGGGTTGGCGCCTATCCGTGAGCGCAAGGTAGACCGCAAGCGCATCATGTGGATGAAAACCAACGGTTTTGAGGTGTTGGAAGAGCGCGAGTGGGCGGGCGAGTGGATTCCGATTGTGCGTGTGGTGGGCAACGAGTTTCAAGTAGACGGTCGCATTTTCATCTCCGGCATCGTCCGCAACGCCAAAGATGCCCAGCGCATGTACAACTACTGGACAAGCCAAGAGGCTGAGATGCTGGCCTTGGCCCCCAAGGCCCCCTTCATCGGCTACGGTGGCCAGTTCGAGGGCTATGAGCTCCAGTGGAAGACCGCCAACACGCAAAACTGGCCGTATCTGGAGGTCAATCCTGACGTTACAGACGGCGCAGGCGCCGTTCTGCCGCTGCCACAGCGCGCCGCCCCACCGCTGCCCCAAACGGGCCTCATACAAGCCAAAATGGGGGCATCTGAGGACATTAAGACCACCACAGGCCAGTACGACGCGGCACTCGGGCAGGTGTCCAACGAACGCTCTGGCAAGGCCATCTTGGCCCGCGAGCGCCAGTCAGAGATAGGCACCTATCATTATGTGGACAATTTGGCTCGTGCGGTGCGCTACGTCACACGCCAACTGGTGGACTTGATCCCCAAGATTTACGATACCCAGCGCATTGCCCGAATCATCGGCATCGACGGCGAAACCAACATGGTCAAGATTGACCCGACCCAACCGGAGCCGGTCAAGAAGATAGTCGATCAGACGGGTGTTGTAATTGACAAGATTTACAACCCATCCGTGGGACGTTACGACGTTGTTGTGACCACTGGCCCGAGTTACATGACCAAGCGTCAAGAGGCCATGGACGCGATGAGCCAGATTCTGCAAGGCAACCCGGCGCTGTGGGCCGTGGCCGGCGATCTGTTCGTCAAAAACATGGATTGGCCGGGCGCTCAGGAGATGGCGGCGCGGCTTCGCAAGACGATTGACCCCAAACTGTTGGCTGATACCGACAACGATCCTGCATTGCAGGCGGCTCAGAAGCAGATTGAGGCAATGGCAGGCGAGATGCAGGCGATGCACCAGATGCTTATGAACGTCAATCAGTCAATCGAAGCCAAGGACGTAGCAATCAAGGAGTTCGAGGCCAAGGTTAAGGCGTTTGATGCCGAAACCAAGCGTATTTCGGCTACTATGGCAGGTATGACCATGGAGCAGATTCAAGATATTGTGATGGGAACCATGGCCGCAGCTCACGATGTTGGAGATTTGATCCCGCCTTCGGGTGCAAACGGGCCGATTGAAGAAAGTTCACAACAGGAAGGCATGGAAGCACCCCAGATTGAGGCCGCTCCGATGCCCAACGTCGCGCCGCAAGGGGGACAAGTATGAAATGCGCTGAGTTTGTGGGTATGATGTTTTTGGGGCGTGATGTCGCGCACTCGGTGCATCTGAATACCCGTAGTTTCTCCAAGCACATGGCCCTGAACACGTTCTACGATGAAATCGTGGAGCTGGCCGACAAGTTCGCGGAAGCCTACCAAGGAAAACACGGCCTGATCGGCCCGATTTCCTTGATGAACGCCCGCAAAACGTCGAACATCACGGAGTTTCTCCAAGATCAGGTCGACGAGATCGAAAAGGTGCGGTATGAGGTGTGTGACAAAACCGAAACCGCGTTGCAAAATATCATCGACGAGATTGTCGGGCTGTATCTCAGCACGCTCTACAAACTCCGGTTCTTGGCATAAGGAGCCAAAATGGAACTCTTGAACCCTCTCGCCAAAGCCGATTTTCCGGCTCAAACCGCCTCTTATACAGGCACCGCAGGCTCCACGACTGGCTGGAATGCTGGTCCCGAGGGTGTGGTGGTCTGGTCTGACCAACCTTGTTATGTTGAAGTTGGTGAAGGTGCTGTGGCAACGACTGCCAGCACCCCGATCCCCGCAATGACCCCGATCCCGTTCAAGGTGCCAATCGGTACCAGTGGCATCTGGCGCGTCAGTGCAATCCAAATCAGTGCTGGCGGTACGATCTACTGCAAGCCGATCAACAAGCAATGAGCTTCTTCGGCCCCGATCTTCGCAACGCCGTAGCCATCGGCCTCGGGAGCATCATCTCGTTGTTCTCTGGCGTCGTTTCGTCAAACCCGCTTTTGTTTGACAACCTTCTTTGCGAAAACGGCGACAACCTCGTCCAAGAGGACGGTGGTTACATTTTGTTGGAGTGACCTAAATGGCCGTCAATCTCTCTCCCGTGGGCGGCGTTGCAGCCCAGTTTTTCACCAACACTGGCGCGGTGTTGACTGGCGGCAAGATTCACACTTATGCGGCGGGCACCACAACTCCGCAAGCCAGCTACACAACATCTGCTGGCAATGTGCCGTGGACAAATCCCATCGTACTCGACGCTGCGGGTAGAGTGCCTTCTAGCGGGGAAATTTGGCTGACCGGCGGTGTGCGGTACAAGTTTGTGCTGACCGATTCAAACGATGTTTTGATCGCCACCTACGACAACATCAACGGCGCAGGTTCGGTTGTCATCATCTCCTACACCGGCACCGGCGCTCAAGTTGCGTTCAGCGTCTCAGGTTCGGTTGCCAACGTGTTCATAAACGGCGTGTACCAAAATCAGAATACATACTCGGTCAGCGGCACTACGTTGACATTTTCTGAAGCACCGCCGTTTACGTCAAAAATTGAAATTCAAACTGTTTGAGGATTAGATCATGGCAGACTTAAAAATTTCTCAGCTTACTTCGGCAACCACGCCGCTTGCGGGCACCGAAGTTCTGCCGATTGTCCAGTCAAGTAGCACCAAAAAAGTTGCCACTGATGACTTGACGGTCAAAAACGTGCGGTCAAACGCCACCACGGGCATCTTACAAGTTGCTGGCCCGGCTGCCGGTACAACTCGCGTAATGACCACGCCGAATGCCAACTTTACAGCGGCTCGCACTGATGCGGCGCAGTCGTTTACTGGTGATCAAACCCTTAACAACGGTAACCTGATTCAAGGCACCGCAGCCAAAGGCATTGACTTCAGCGCCAACACGGGCGCAGCAGGCATGACCAGCCAGTTGCTGAACTGGTACGAGGAAGGGACTTGGACGCCATCTGTGGCTCCCGGTGGCGGAACAATCGCTTATACGTCTTCTGGTCGATATACAAAAATCGGAAGGCTTGTAACCGTTGAAATAAGGGTTGATATTTCTTCTAGTGTCGGAGGCGCTGGAGGATTAATTATTGGTAATTTTCCATTTACTGCACCATCTGCAAAATCTCTTTGTGGCGCAACAAGGGAAGACACCGGCGCTGGTTTTGGAATTGTTGGTAGTGGTTGGTCTACGACTGCAATTTATCTCACAAAGTACGATGGAACGTACCCTGGTGGGACGAACTATGGATTCACGCTTGTAGTGACCTACTCTGTTTAAGGTAAATTATGGCGCTCACAAAAGTAACCTACTCGATGATTGACGGCGCAAGTGTCAACGTCAAAGACTTCGGTGCTATTGGAGATGGCATCGCAGATGATTACGCTGCAATCGTCGCGGCAGACTCCGCAGCTACAGCATCTGGAAAATTTGTTGTTTTTCCAAGTGGAACATTTGTCATCAATACATCCATTGCATTTAATGCGCCAGTGAGTATGCAAGGCGGTGTGATCGCAGGTTCTGGCACTGTATCTTTTCCAAAAGGATTTGATGCGCCAATCTATTATTGTTTTGACTGTTTGGTTGGTCAAATCAAAGCGCCTGCTGTCTATGCCGAATGGTTTGGGGCACGCCAATCGACTGCAACACCAACAAGCACGTCCATCAGCATTACAAATAAAGCATGGAATTCATGGCCGTCTTTCATCAACGGCGCAAACTTTGGCTCGTCACAAAATTATGGTGATGCTGCATATCTTGCTGCAAATAAACCGTTTTCAAACTCTGATACTTGGGACTTCATTGCCATTCAGCGTGCCCTGTGGTCGCTTGGCGAGGTGACTTCTGGCACAAGAGGCGCAGTGCAACTTCTAGGTGGTGCTTACAGTTTATCTCGGGCAATTCGCTACGTTGGTAATATGGCCTCCACACTAATCGGTGAAGGACAGACCAAAACAATTTTGCTTTTTGCAAATTTGGCTACGCATGAAGTTCAGACCTTTGACAGCGGTACTGCAAAATGCTTGCTGACTTTTTATGCTGTTGGCCCTGACCCGATCAATATTTCCAGTCTGGGCGTAATTGGGCCAAGCGGGTACGTCCCAGCAACCGACAATATTTACTCTGTTGCCATGCAGTCTTCAAACGGGATTACGTTTGACAATGTGTGGTTCAGCACTGGAAATGCTCTTTTGTATCTTGAGCGTTCTTCAAATGATATCTGGGTAAATCTCTGCAAGTTTGAATACGGCAACAATCAGATTTATGGATACGACAGCGGAAGTTGGATTCAGGTTGCAAACTCTGGTTTTTGGAAAAGCGGCTTTTTTGAGGTCGGCCTTAATGTTGCAGGCTATGCTTTTGTGTCTGGTTGCACTCTTGTAAGCCTCAATATCCCGTACATTCTTGGCCTTGGGTCGCACGTTTCTTCAACAACCATTATTCAAGATGGAACCGGCTACCGCACTATTGTGGATGGTCGGTCTTTGACGAGGCGCATGGATATCGCAGCGGGACAAACGGCCACTGTTGCAAAAATTAAAATGAGCAATTACAGTGGTGTGCAAACAAAACTTGTTGCTGGTGGAGTTGTCCAGACGGTTGGCAGCGTTGGGGTTTCTCAGACGCTGAACTGGTACACAGATGGTGGCTTGCCAGTTTCTTCCGTTGTTGCTGCCGAAACAAAGTGGGGAAATGCTGGCGCTCAAGCATTGGTTTCTTTGGCGGTAACGACGGGCGCGCCAAACGACTTTAATCTTCGCATTTCAAATGCGGGGGCAGGAGCGCAAACTTTGTCTGTCGATGTGTCGCTGACTATCGAAGGCGGTGATTTTGTAATTTCTGATTTAGTTTGATAAGTGCCTTCTTAGCGCATAATCTAAGGACTGTACCGGCCCAGTAGACCGGGGTTCCAATGGAACATGAAATGACTGACGAAGTCCAAAACTTAGCGGAAGTTGAAACCGCGCAAGCCCCCGAGGTGACGGCCACCCCGGATCAGGCACAAAATGCGCCGGAAGTAGCTGAAAATCAGCCCGAGCAGACGTCTGAAGAGAAGAAATTCACCCAGGCTGAACTCGATGCGAAGATCAGCAAACGACTTGCAAGAGAGCAACGCAAATGGGAGCGAGATCAGAAGCTACGGGCCGCAACGCCCGCGCTGTCAGCCGAGCCACCGCAGCAAGAAAACTTTGCGTCCACCGAAGCCTACGCGGAAGCGTTAGCCGAACGGAAAGCCGCCGAGTTGCTTGCCAAGCGGGAAGCTGAAAGACAGCACGCCGAAACACTCGAAACCTACCACGAACGTGAGGAGGAGATTCGCACCAAGTACGAAGACTTTGAACAAGTCGCGTACAACCCGCGTCTTCCGATTACGCAAGTGATGGCCGAAACGATCCAAGCATCTGAGATTGGGCCTGAGGTGGCTTATTACCTTGGTTCCAATCCGAAGGAGGCAGATCGCATCGCCAAGTTGTCGCCCTTTTTGCAAGCAAAAGAAATAGGGAGAATCGAGGCCAAGTTGGCCGACAATCCTCCTGTAAAAAAATCGTCGAGTGCTCCAACTCCGATTACGCCTGTCACCCCCCGGGGCGGCAACGCGAGGGTTCTGGACACCACCGATCCGCGCTCCATCAAGGAGTTGTCGACATCGGAGTGGATCGAAGCCGAGCGCCAACGGCAGATTCGGAAATGGGAATCTCAACACAAACTCCGCTAACTTTTTGAAAAGGAAATGTAATGGCTAACAGCCTACTTACCATTGACATGATTACTCGCAAGGCTCTGGAAATCCTTGAGAACAATCTTGTCTTGACCCGCAACGTGAACCGCCAGTATGACGACAGCTTTGCTGTCGAAGGTGCAAAGATTGGCTCCACCCTCCGTATCCGTCTGCCCGACCGCGCTTTGGTCACTGACGGCGCGGCCCTGCAAGTGCAGAGCGACAACGAGCAGTATACGACCTTGACTGTTGCTTCCCAGAAGCACATCGGCGTGAACTTCACGTCTGCCGAATTGACCTTGCAATTGGACGACTTTGCAGAACGTGTGCTGAAACCTCGTATCAGTCAGCTAGCCTCCAGCATCGACGCTGACGTGGCTAACAGCTACAAGTCCATCGGCAACTCCGTCGGCACCCCCGGCACCACGCCCAGCACCTCGCTGGTTCTGCTGCAAGCCCAGCAGAAGCTCAACGAGAATGCTGCCGTGATGAGCCCGCGCTACGCGACCGTGAACCCGGCCGCCAACGCTGGTCTGGTGGAAGGCATGAAGGGTCTGTTCAATCCGACCGACACGATCAGCCGCCAGTTCAAGAACGGCATGATGGGTATGGGCGTGCTTGGTTTCGATGAAATCAACATGTCTCAGTCGATCAAGCAGTTTACGGTTGGCTCGCGCACGGCTACGGGCGGCACGACTTCTGCTGCGGTAAGCACGGAAGGCGCGACTTCTATCGCCATCACCGGCGCTGGCGCCAGCGCCACCGTCAAGACCGGCGATGTCTTCACCGTGGCGGACTGCTACGCTGTGAACCCGCAGACCCGCGAGTCCACCGGCTCCCTGTTCCAGTTCGTCGTGACGGCAGATGTCACGCTGAACGGTTCGGGCGCTGGCACGCTGACCGTTGCGCCGATCTACTCGGCGGCTAACGCTCTGGCGACCGTGGACAGCCTGCCGGGTAACAGCAAGGCTGTGGTGTTCGTAGGCGCTGCGTCTACTCAGTACCCGCAGAACCTCGTGTATCACAAAGATGCGATTACTTTCGCTACCGCCGACCTGATGATGCCGCAAGGCGTCGATATGGCCTCGCGTCAGGTGCATAACGGTATCTCGATGCGTATCGTGCGTCAGTACGATATCAACAACGACCGTATGCCTTGCCGTATCGATGTGCTGTATGGCTACAGCGTGATTCGTCCTCAAATGGGCGTTCGCCTCTGGGGCTAATCGGTATAGGGGGGCTTCGGCCCCTCATCTAAACTCTTTTAAAAGGAAACTATCATGGCAATTTCTAATGGTGCTGGTGGCTACCAGCTTGGCGATGGCAATCTTGGCGAGCCCACTATGGGCTACGCCTCGGCGCCTGTAACTGCAACCGACACGGCGACTCTGACCGCCGCTCAGGTGCTGAACGGCATCATTCTGGCGACTCCGACCGCTGCGGCCAGCTACACGCTGCCCACGGTCGCGCTGCTGGAAGCCGCGCTGCCCAGCGCGAACGT